GTGAGATTGGATTAATCTCTAAAGCTGGAGCTTGGTATCAGTGTGATTTTTTGGAAGAGAAAGAATCTAAAAAGTTTCAGGGACAGGATAAGCTCTATAATTTCCTTAAGGATAATCCTGAAGCTCTGACTAAACTTGAGGGCCACATAAAAGAGATGCTGTGAAAGTAACGGGATTAGACGGCAAAGAGAGATCTTGGAATCTATCTAAATATAGAAATGTCAAAAGCTCTTCTAGACCCAGATCTCAATACCACATTAGAGCCAGAAAACTTCTTAGAAAAATATATCCCCACGACAAAATTTTGGAAGAAGTTTCTCTGCCGGGTAGCGGTACGGATACAAGAAAATCAACTTTGTATGCCGACTTTTTTATTCCCAATAGATCTTTAATGGTAGAAGTACACGGTCATCAACATTATGAATATGTTGCGTTCTATCACAAGAAGAAGATCAATTTCTATAAAGCTCAAGCTAGAAGAATGGGAAAGGCAGGTAAAATATGACTCCGCTTGAGCAAATTAAAAGGGGGATTCTGGAGGGTGACATGGTCAGGGTCGCATTGGGATACAAATCTCTGACCGGAGAAGATCTTCAGGATGCAGAGGCTCCCTCTTTTGAGCCGCCTGAAGTAGACACGCCACCGGCCAGCCCGATCTTATCATCCACCTCAGATGATTTTATAGCCCCTTCAAAGAAGGAGGACTCAGAGAACGCGGGAGGCAGAATGGCTAGAAATTCCCCAATCCCCCTTATAAAAAGAGAAAACCTCTTTACGGATGATGGGACAGATCATAAAGATATCTCTACTCCAGATGTAGAACTATCTCCGAGGCAAAGAAATACGTTTGAAATGATTTCACAAGAGTGTCAAAAGTGCCATAAAACATTTGAAGTTCATCCAATACACAAAAGAGATCACTTTATTTGCGATAGGTGCATTAAATAAATGGAATCAGATCAAGAACTGCTGGATGTTGCGGCAGAACGCGCCGTCTTGTCGGGGTTGTGTCAGCACGGTTTAGACGCTTTTTTAGATACAGAGGATATATTAACATCGGATAGTTTTGTTGTAGAGTCTAACCAAATAATTTATAAGTGTGTTAAAGAAGTACTTTCTGAAAGTAGTAGCGTAGATGCGTCTTCAATTCTCGCTGCGGCAAGCAAGCTGAGATTTAATGACCACATGGGTAAGAAAAAGGAGATGGATTATCTTAGGTCTATTTTCAACTTCCCAATTCACCTAGAGAATGTTAGAAGACATGCGATTAAACTTCGCAAGTTGGAGATAGCAAGAGAGGTAAGGAAGAGGCTTGCTCAATGTCAAAAAGATATCGTTAACGTAAGCGGGGAAGAACGCATTGATGAAATCATAGCGATAGCAGAGAACCCGATCTTTGAACTTACGGCCCTTCTCAATAGAGGGAGGGAGGACAAGCCCGTCCTTCTGGGAGACTTGGTTGATGAATATCTTATCGACCTAGAAGAGAACCCCGCAGACATGATAGGCGTTAGCACTGGCTTTGCAAGGTATGATCATGCTATTGGCGGTGGATTACGAAGAAAATGTGTAGACCTTGTGGCCGCAAGACCAAAGGTTGGCAAGAGCATGTTTGGGGACAGCGTAGCCCTCCACGTCGCGGGAGAGCTTAACATCCCCGTCTTAATGCTAGACACCGAGATGTCCAAAGAGGATCACCTTAACCGCATCTTGGCTAATCTGAGTGGTGTATCAATCAATGATATCGCCATGGGAAAATTCACTAAAAATCCGGTATCAAAAGAAAAGATTAAACAGGCGGCTGAAAAATTTAAAGAGATGCCCTATGACTACATTAGTATTGCGGGTATGCCCTTTGAACAAACCATATCGATGATGCGTAGATGGATATTACAGCGAGTCGGAGTAGATGAAAATGGAAGAACCAAGAACTGCCTCATAATCTACGACTATTTGAAACTCATGAGTTCCGACAGCATCAACTACAACCTTCAGGAGTATCAGGTTTTAGGTTTCCAGATCACCTCGCTGCACAACTTTTGTGTACAATACGATTGCCCATGTCTTTCATTTGTTCAATTAAACAGAGACGGTATAACAAAAGAATCTACGGATGTAGTCAGCGGGTCCGATAGACTTATTTGGTTATGTACTAGCTTTACTATATTCAAGAAAAAATCGGACGAAGAAATAGCCGAGGATGGAGATGATATTGGAAACAGGAAACTTGTGCCTGTCGTGGCTAGACATGGAGCGGGGCTGGAAGATGGGGATTACATAAACATATCCATGAAAGGCGAAATAGCCAGAATAAAAGAACACAAAACAAGAAACGAGATTAAAAAATCTAGACGATCAGATGATCAAGGTTTTGAACATGATGCAACAGGTGTCTAACAGGCTTAGTCAAAATCAACTAAGTCAGATTTCGAAAAAGCTTTTTGAACGGGCTACCGATCTACTGGACTTATTCGATATCGAGCACGAAGAATTGCAGAATAGGATTACGTTTGCGTGTCCTGTACACGGTGGAGATAATACTACAGCCCTAACTATCTTTACCGAGGGAGATACCCTAGCCGGAAACTGGTGTTGTTGGACCCACAGTTGTGAAGCAACCTACAAAAATACAATGATCGGTCTTGTGAGAGGGATTCTTTCTTACAGAAAAGGTTCGTCATACGGATTTTCTGATACCATTAAATTTTGTTTGGATTTTTTGGACTGTAAATTAGATAGCATAAAAGATGTCCCGCAAGAAAAAGACAAGGACAATTTTATTAGAAGCTCCCATATTTTAATGAAGAAAAAAAGAGAGCAATCTGGGAAGATAACAAGAGAAAAAGTGAGACAAGATCTCAATAGTGCGGTACAATATTACACCGACAGAGGATACTTATCAGAAACTTTAGACAAATTTGATGTGGGAATTTGCGACAATCCCGACAAGATGATGTATAACAGGATTGTTGTTCCAATATATGACGATGATCACGAGTATATGATCGGGTGCATTGGAAGAAGTCAGTGCGAGACGGTCAAACCAAAATGGATACACAGCAAAGGATTCAGAAAATCTTCCTGCTTATACAACTACTGGTACTCAAAGAAATATATTGCTGAATCAGAAACAGTTGTGCTCGTAGAGGGTCAAGGCGACGTATGGAGATTGGACGAAGCGGGTATTTACAACGCTGTTGGAATCTTTGGATGTTCATTGAGCGATGAGCAACTAATAATCTTAGAAAGATCTGGAGCACTAAATCTTGTTTTATTAACAGATAATGACGAAGCTGGATCAGTAGCAAAAAATAAAATAAAAGATCAGTGCGGAAGGCTTTTCAATATTGAATCACCCGAAATATCACAGAAGGATGTCGGAGATATGAGTGTAGAAGAAATAAAATCAATAATAGAACCACACACAAAATAACAAATGTCTGCGCGGGAGACATCTTGCACATTAAGAGAGAGAGAAAATGCAAAAGATACTAGGGTTTGCTGGGTCAAAACAGTCTGGAAAAAGTAGCTGCTGCAATTTTTTACATGGCTACCTCATGAAGATTAACAATTGCATTGATCAATTTGATCTTACTTCAAATGGAAAATTGATTGTCAACTCTGTCATCGTGAATGAAAAGGGGGAGACAGAGGATTCCATGGGGCTTCTCGACGTAGAGAGAGACGACTATGAGTTCGCCATGTGGGCAGCAAACAGCATGTGGCCGTATGTTAAATCATACTCCTTCGCCAAACCCTTAAAAGACATTTCTATTGCTCTATTTGGTCTGACTGAAGATCAGTGCTATGGATCTAACAAAGATAAGAACACTCCCATTTCCATCAGGTGGAATTTCTTACCCGGATACAAGGGAAGAAAAAAGAGTTTCATGACAGCTAGAGAATTTATGCAATATTTAGGCACTGATATTTTTAGAGCCATAAAGCCCGACATTTGGTCTCAGAAGTGTATCGCTCAGATTTTAAGTGAAGGAACTGATTTTGCTGTAATTAGTGATTGTAGATTTCCAGATGAAGCAGAAGCTATAAAAGAAGCTGGTGGTAAAATTATTAAACTCAACAAGTGTTCTTCCAAAAAAGATCAGCATTCTAGCGAGAACGCTTTAAGCGATTTTGATGAATATGATGCGGTTATAGATAACGGGGATTTAGAAATGATAGACACACATAAGCAGTTGATTGATTTGCTGTTTGAGTGGGGCTGGCTAAAGACAAAAACAGAATCCGCAAACGTGGGCGGCGGAATCACAAAACTGATTAAAAATTAGTCAATGAAAATATTTGTAGCCACTCCAGTACATTCTAATTGTGTAGATTATCGCTACATGATTAGTCTAATAAATTCTTTCAAGTTCTTATCTGGTTCGAGAATTGCTGTAACATTAAGATTTTTGCAAGGATCTCTTATCAATAGATCGAGAAATGAATTGGTGTCTTTATTTTTAGAAGACACAGAAAGCACACACTTACTTTTCATAGATTCAGATATTTTTGATTTTGACAAGGGGTGTTTACAGCGAATAGTGGGGGCGGATAAAGATATCGTGGGGGGTGTCTATCCTATAAAAAAACTCGAAGAAGACAGGATCAGATTATTATACAAAAACTTCCCAGAATCCAATCATAAAGAGATATTTTCTGGCTCTCACAAGTATAATATAAATGTGGGAAAAAGTTTATTTGCTGTATACGAAGAGGCAAAAAATAACGACGGATTTTTAGAAGTTGATCAGCTTGCTACTGGATTTTTGCTAATTAAAAGACGGGTATTTGAAGCGATGATTGAAGCTTATCCAGAAAGAAAATACAATCCCTATCCAGATCAAAAAGAGTTTCAGTCAGGTAATCTGTATAACTTTTTTGATTCTTACATTGATCAAGATACAAGTGAATATCTTTCTGAAGACTATGGATTTTGTCAGCTTTGGACCAAGCTAGGCGGAAAAATCTACGCGGATTCTAAATCCTCACTTTCTCATGCTGGACTATTTGACTATAAAGGAAACTTTATAGATATGGTCGGAAAGTTTATAGGTTAAACGTGTTAGTTAGCTATATAAGAAGCTCTTCTTACAATAATTATGACTACTGTCAGCAACAGTATTACATAAGTTATGTACTGGGGCATCCCACTGTGTCCGGTAAAAAGGCTCAAATGGGGACTATAGTCCACAAGGTTATGGAGTGTTTGGCTAGAGCTAAAAAGGCTCTGCAAGAAAATAAAAAGAGCTTCAAGGATGATGTGCTTGGCAGAATTAGAATAACCAAGGATAAGATTAAGTCTGAAAAATTTGTCAACACCCTAATAGTAAAAAGTTACGAGCATTATACAAACGAATCCCCCCACGCCTTTACGGGAAAAGATTTTCGAGATTGCGAAAAATGGTCTTGGATGGCCCTTCACTATAACAACGGTCAGTTTGATCCGAGAAATAGAAATATAGTGGAAGCGGAGCCTCACTTCGACATAGAGATTACTGAGCCTTGGGCAAAGTATTCTTACGATCTTCCAGACGGGACTAAGCTGGAAGGCAACCTAGCCATTAAGGGTACAATTGATCTTGTAACCCAGATAGACGATGGCGTTATCGAAGTTATAGACTGGAAGACTGGCCGCAGAATAGACTGGGCCAGCGGAGAAGAAAAGACTTACGATAAATTGTCTGTCGATCCACAGCTTCTCTTATACTACTATGCTATCTCTAAAATATTTCCAGATTATGATCAAGCTATAATGTCTATCTTCTACATAAGAGATGGGGGTCCATTTAGTCTATGCTTTGATGAATCTGACCAAAAAATGTTTCTAGATATGCTGAGAACTAGGTTCGCGCAAATCAAGAATAATACAAATCCTAAACTCATTTCAAAGAATAGGTCTCATTGGAAATGCACCAAGCTGTGCGACTACTGCAAGAATGATTGGGAAGGTACGGACAAGAGTATATGTCAATATGTTCAGGAAGAGGTGGAAAAAAATGGTATAGAACAAGCCACATTAAAATGTACGCGAAAGGGGTTTAGCCTTGGATACTACGACGCTCCCGGTTAAATATCTAACCAATGACGAAGTATGCAATATATTATCCGTTCCAGAATGTATTGGAGTTGTGGAAGAGTTATTCAAAGATTTAAGCAACACGCAGATGCCTCCGAAGATATATCTAGACATATCAAACGGCGACTTCAGGGCGATGCCAGCGGTGGTCGGGGCTACGGCTGGGATCAAGTGGTGCGGAGTTCATCTAGACGAGACGGGGCACAAGCGTAAGATCAATATTTTCGCCAAAGTTCTAATCAACGATACCGTATCTGGAAAACTATTGGCTATCATGGATGGGGAATCAATAACCGCTATAAGAACAGCGGCAGTAACCGGGGTGGCAACCAAATATTTATCTCGTTCAGATGCAGAAATTGCAGCCTTTATAGGGTGCGGAAATCAAACTAAATATCAAATAGAGGCGATTCTTAACGTCAGAGACATAAAGATGATCAAGTTATATGATCTGCATTTAGAATCCTCAGAAAAAATGGCCTCCAATTTTTCTGAATACGAAGTAGTTGTCTGTGAGAGTTCAGAAGATTGTGTCAGAGATGCTGATATAGTAACTACTCTTACTCCAGCAAGAAAAGGCTATCTCAAATATGAGTGGTTGGTTTCTCATGTTCATATTAATGCGGTGGGGGCTGACGCTAAAGGCAAACGAGAGTTAGAAGAATCAATTTTATCCAATATTGATTTAGTTATATACGATAATTATGAACAATGCTCACATTCTGGAGAGATACAATACGTTAAGTATCGAGACAGAAAACAGACTTGGGATTCTCTGGAGAATGTCGTGTCAAGATTGCGCCCGGAACAGAAATGGACTCAGGGTACATTGTTTGATGCGACGGGTCTAGCCATCGAGGACGTGGCTACAGCAAGGTATATTTATGAAAAGGTCATTAAGAGTGAGCAATATAATTGAAGCGCCATTCACCGAGGAGATGGTCGACAGTGCGAAGGAAAAGGCCAAACGTCTAGGAAAAATCAACAACTCTATCCTAAAGGGTAAGGGCAATTTTGCTGGCTATCTT